TTCAATCCCAGTCCTGATACGTATTGGATAATCTGCCATATCTCTTCAGCCTCCGCCTTCGAGTAGTTGTTTAAGTTCGTCATCAATTCCCACCATATTAGAGCCAACAATCATATCTTCAATCACATCTAGTATTACATCTGGTTGCGTTTCCGCTGTAAATAATGTCATGTAGGTATCCTGTGTGATTGATTTTACCTGTTCAGGGTCATGCGCATATCGGTACATGCAACGTAACAATGAACCAATCATAAGGCGATAGCCATTAGGCAACACTAATGCTAGGTCAAACTCATCTTCATCTTCTAGCAAGTGGTCTGTTGCCTCAAATACATTGTCAAACTGTTGACCACAATCAGGACACGGATTAATCTTATTCTTCATTTGTTAATCCCATCTTCTCTTTAATAAATCCTGCGCCATACTTGGTGTATGCTGAATTAACATCTTCCCCGTCACCGAATCCAACAATGGTGACTGGCAACTCTCGAGCCAAACTGTTTGCAAATTCTCTACCTGGCCCATCACCATCTGCGAATACAAAGATTCGTTCGAAGTCAGCGAGCAAACGTGTGTAGTGTTTCTTCCAACTGTTTGCACCTGGTACTCCAACACAAGGTATGCCAACGCAACGAGACATAGTAAGGGTATCGAGTTCACCTTCGCATACTCCAATCCAATCACCTGCTCGTTCAATATCTAATACGTTGTACATCTTTGTATCCGCACCTACCATACCCATATACTTTGGTTCAACTGCTGGGTTAAGTGAGCGAAAGCGAATGTCAGAGATACCAGTCTTAGTAATGTAAGGTATGCTAAGTCTTCCTAGGTACTGTTCATGTCCTGGTTCAGGCTCCGCGACTACGCCTAATCGTGCCAATCGTGCTACCTCCAGAGTTATACCCCTGCTTCGAAGGTAACCTTCTGCCTGAGATATGTTTTCCTGGTACTTTCTCGACGCTATGCCCAAGAGTTCCTTCTGCGAATTTTGCTGCCCCACGTATGTCACACCCTTCTTGTCTCGCTATGATTTGTAAACTATTTCCTTGTACACCACATGCAAAGCATACGAATAAGTTCTCATCTAAGTTAGCTGTACCTGACTGATGTGAGTCACTGTGAAAGGGACACTTAAGGTTTGCTTGCCCATGGTCACGACGTACGCTGGCACCGTAGTGCTCTAGCACAGCCTTGATGCTGGGCAAATCATTCACCGAAGATATCTCCTAATCGTAATACTAAATATGAATCTGCTATTGACTTTCCTCTAGCCTTGATAAGTACTGCTGCGAGGATGGACTCACGCTCGAGCCCCCTTGCTTCCGCATAATGTCCTGCTTCAACTTGTGCCTCTCTCGACCAACCGCTAAGGTCAATGGCATTGCCTGCCCCTGGTGCTTTACATTCGATAACGCCAATGCTACCAAGGAAGTCTGAGCGGACAACAACGTCGCCCTCATCTCTTGCACCTGTTCGAGCAAGTCGCTCAGAATCGTATCCATTTGCTCGAAACCAGTCTCTAATGTCTGTTTCATATGTTGCTCCTCTAACCTTGTGAGACTTACGGGTTGTCATTTATATTTACCCCGAACTATTGCTACTGCCTGTAAATATATCATTGTAATGTCACACATATCACCATGAGGTATGTGCCTTTCAATATCTTTTGCTATCTCTTCACGTAATTCTTTTAGATGAACTGCTAATGTTTTTTCCATTACACATTCTCTGGAATATCATCAATGAACATGTACTCAGGATTAAAAGCAACCCATGTCATGAGTCCTCCCCCTGCGTCAGCTCTACCGTATCTATTCTTAACAGGCGCAACACCCATAGAAGTACCAACAACGCCGAGGGTACATATAAGAGCAGGAAGTTGAGCAACCTTGCCTTGTATAGCCGAACGTGGTTGGCACGGAGAGCCTTGGACCGCTTCGCTTGTGTGGTGAAGGACAACAACTGCAGCATTCGTTGCACGGGCAAGATACTTCAACTCCTTCATGATTGCACGCATTGATGCAAACTCTTCACCACCATCGGTGGCTACATCCATTAAGTTATCTACTATAATTAAAGTTGGGGGGCAACCCCATAGTTCTTCGAATGCTTGCACCTCTTCATCAATATCTTGAAGCGTCGGTGCTGATTCAAATGACCAGACAATGTGTGAACCCTTAGCAAGTGTTGCCTTGGTCCAACCTAGGTCTGTGTTCATCAATGCTTCAACGTCGGTCTGTGACTTACCTGAAATCATTGAGGCTAAACGCATAGCCATCGTGTGTGCGTTGGTATCTGCCGAGATGTAAAGTGTTGGCACCTTCATCTTAAGTGCAAGTGCCAGTGCTAGTGTGGACTTTCCAACTCCTGGTGCTGCTGCAAACATCGAAACCTCAGAGCGCCTAATGATAATCTTGTTACTTTCGAATGCCTTAAAGCAACTAGGGAGCGGTTCTCCACCAATACTGGAACGACCAACTGAGCGGACAAGTGTACGCATCCTGATTCATTCCCTTCTTTGTAGAAAGAACGCAGCCACTTCTGTGGTGTACGTCGGTAGCTGCGTTCCTTCATTAACGTTTTAGTTTACTGGCTTGCACTGGTCTGGAGTCCCCTGTGGGGTTGGGCATGCCCAGAAAGCGTAAGGCTTCCCACTCGCTTTGCTCACTCCCTGTCGGAAGATTCTCGCTCCGTGTACGCACGTCGGGCTCGCTTGTCCCGTTGGCGTAATCGCGCTTGGCGGAGGTGTAAGTGACGGACCCTGCCCCTGGCTGGGAGCGGAGTAAGTGGATTGCGATGTGCCTTGAGTTGAAGGCGTGGTCCCCAAAGGGGCAGCATTGTAGGCACCAACAACCAATCGTTGCACTGCTGCAACTTGTGTTGAGTAGTCGCCAACACCTTCAAGCAACACGCTTAGTTCGTCAGCGGTGTTAGCGCGGACGTTAATCATGTCACCAGCAGGTGTCTTGTATGATACTTGCAGTTTCCATTCTTCCATTTGTTATCCTATCTTCGTTGAGAACTGACAGTGTGCTGTCAATCCGCATTTATATTGGCAGTTGTTTGTGTTCGGTAAAAATATTCCAGCTTTGCGAGCCTTGTCAAAACCTGAAACAAGGTACTCAAGTTTATCCTCTGTGTACTGCTCGAGGCTAACAAGAGGAGACACACCGTGCTGACGTGCCATCCAATAAGTCCCCCACTTAACATCGATACCAAAGGTCTTTAGTAATCCGACCTTGTAGAATCCAAGTTGTAGTGTATTGGTTGGTGTTTGCTGAGAGGTTTTTAAGTCGACGATAACCAGTTCGCCATTGACTTCAAACACCCTGTCAAGAATCATCTTGACTGGCACGCCAGCAAATTCAGGTAGCATCGCTAACTCAATGGCTGGTACGCCTTGTGGTGTCTTCCACAGCTTCCAGTCAGGGTTAGCCTTACGCCAATCAATGTACGCCTGTACCCATTGAGGTCCAGTCGTTTGCCAAAAGTTAACATCTTCCTTCTGTGGGTTAGCCTTGGTTGCTCGACCACCAATACGTGCGTTGGTCAGGTCCTTATCACCAAGTTCTTGTGCCCAGGCTTTCGCCCATAACTCATTCTGCATTTTCTAAGTCCCACATTTCTGTCGCTGTATGGAAGGCTGAGCCCCCCACGGACCAGACTGATGGTGCCTCAGGTAACTGCAGCAGTCGACCAAGATAATACTGGTAGCCACAGTCAACATAGGTACTGAACGCTGAGTAACTCACGTGTTCAGGTAGTTCGTAATCTCCAAGTTGAATCATGGGGTAAGCATAGCACACTCAGGAGGTAGTGCCACTAGGCATACCTGCCTCGCCTACTTACGCCATCAGATTCTGTGTGTATAATTAATATTAATATATAATAAATAAACCCCCTTCGGGGGTTATATTATATATAATATATATTATATACTATAGGAGATACTATGTTAGAAGTTTTCTTTGGAGTACTAGCAGCAGTAGCAGTACGTGATGCATACCTAGAACTGATTAACCGATACACGGATTACCGATATAGAAAGAACCATAGGTCTTTCCATGACCTGCTTGAGGACCTAGAAGCAGACGACGACTAAATAGAATTCGCTTGGAATCACAGGAGAGTGGTTGCTCCTGGGCACGTGAGCGATATATCTCTGTGGAAGGCATACGATTCTATTGCTGAAAACACAAAAGACCCCCTCGCCCTAGTATTTCTACTAAGGTAAGGGGGTTTCTTGTTGCTATCGGCCCGCTAGGGGCCTTAAATGGTTACTCTGAACCTTTGCCGTAGGCAGTCTCTTTAGGGTCTAACGCCTTTAGGATAGGTGCCGCAAGGGATGCGAGGAATGCTGAACCTAATGCCTTAGGGTCGGTTACTCCTGCGATGTACATTGCTAGCACGGCTGCGAAAGCAGCACGTAGGTATGTGCCTGCGATTGCAACTAGTTTCTCTGTATTCATAAGTCCTCCTTAGGACGTAGGATTTGACGTATGGACTTTGCAACAAGTGCAAACTGCAGTCTTATACGTTTTCTTGCTTGGCGATGGTGTGAGTATCGCCTTCACCTGATTGATTACCTTAGGCTGGTTTAGCCACCAGAACCACGGTGAAGTATCATTCCCCATACCCTCATTGATTGAGATGTGGAGATGCTTGTTGTGCTTATTCGAACCGTCATAATCACGGTCTCCTTCTTTAGCACGTTCTGCTGACCAAATCTTTCCCTTAAAAATCAGGTACTTAACTCGCTTGTCTTCCTTTAGTTTCTGAAAGATGTCAGCACAATCAACGCCACGCTTTGGGTCATGTGTTAAGTCTACCCCATAGCCTGTGTTGTGGTCTGATTTAGGATTCTGTGTTTGATGCAGCTTCGACGGAAGAAGTCCATCGGATACTTTCAAACGAGATGGCGCTATCGCTGTGGCTTGTCGAAGGACAGCAATAGCGGCAGGTGTGGCTTTCTTGACTACAGACTTCATTCATTTCTCCCCTTGTGTAACATCATCTGGTATAAAATTTCTACTTTATCTTCTAACCGTGTAACAGAATCTTTGAGACTCGAGCCACTATTGGGCTTGAGTTCGTTAAGGTAGTGCTTGACTAGCCACTTCACAGCGCCAATAAAGCCACCTAAAATTGTCATTACTGCAACAGCAATTGTTGCGTAGTCTTGTGCCTGCATTATACTGTCCTTACGGTTATCTCTATGATGCCACCAAAACCATCAAAGCGTTTATCGGGCGGTGTCATACGGGTGAATGTAACTTGTTCGATTACTGCTTGTCGTGATTCTCCTGTTGTCAAGTCTTGC